CTGACGCTCTTGGCGTGTCTTTTGATACCCACATCGGTCATGATTTTTTGGCTGACAGTGATGCGCGATACGAATTCTACCATCATAAAGAGAAGAGAATTCCATTCGATCTTGACTACTTCAATTCAATCACGGGCGGTGGACTTCCGAATAAAACCCTCAACATCGCGCTTGCCGGCACTGGTGTTGGTAAGTCCTTATTCATGTGTCACTGTGCTGCGGCAAATCTGTCGCGTGGCCTAAACGTATTATATATTACGTTAGAAATGGCGGAGGAGCGCATCGCCGAACGTATCGATGCGAACCTCCTTGACATACAGATCGATGAATTAGAACTTATTCCTAAGCAATCATACGATAGTAAGATAAATAAGTTACGCGAGAAGACGCAGGGCAAGCTTATTATTAAAGAGTATCCCACTGCGTGTGCTGGTTCTGCAAACTTTCGTCATTTGTTGAATGAGCTGAAGATCAAGAAGAACTTTCAGCCTGATATTATCTATATAGACTATTTGAATATATGTTTGTCATCAAGGATCAAGCATGGAGCCAACGTCAATTCTTATACCCTTGTCAAAGCAATCGCTGAAGAACTTAGAGGGCTCGCTGTGGAGTACGATCTACCTATCGTCTCGGCGACTCAAACAACTCGAAGCGGATATTCGAACTCAGACGTGGGACTGGAAGATACGTCAGAATCCTTTGGACTCCCAGCCACAGCTGATTTTATGTTTGCCCTCATTAGTTCAGAAGAACTCGCGGATCTCGACCAGATTATGGTCAAACAGCTTAAGAATAGGTACTCAGATCCTGGTGTTAACCGTAGGTTTGTGCTTGGGGTGGATCGCAGCAAAATGCGACTCTACGACGTGGAGCAATCTCAGCAAAACATTCTCGATGGCCCAGTCATGGATCGTACCAAGTTCGGCCACGAAGACAGGGAACGTTCCCTCCCCAAACCAAAGTTCGACAAGTCCGCATTCTCAGGGTTCAAGTAAGACACCATGATAATATGCTGTTGCAGTAAGGTAACCACAGAGCAGTTAAGAGCTGCGGCTCAGTATCTAACTGAACCCACGCCCAAGCTATTACTGAATATGGTTGGTTGGCAGTCTAACTGCGCCATATGTACACCACAACTTGTTTCCGAAGCAAAGAAAGCCATAGAGGAGGTTACAAAACATGGCGACTAACTATCAGGTATCTGAGATAGCCGGAGTTTATGCCGTAATGGAAAAGCATACGGAACAGATAATTGAGGTATATTATGACCAACAAGAGGCAAAAAAATATATGAAATTTTTGAACCTCGGAGGAGCTTTTGATGGTTTAACGCCAAATTTTATGCTTCGTAAGCCTTTGCCCAGTATAAATAAGACCAGCAAAAACATGTAGGATGCCATGAGCATCAGCGGCACGTGCCCTAAAAGAGGAGCATAGGAAGAGTCTGGAGAAAACGGTGGGGTTCCGCCAGACCATGTCTTTGTCAGAAATATCGGGCGGGCCTTCTGGTCCGCCTTTTTTTATGTACTTTGGCCATATTCGTGTTATTATAAATATTGAAGAAATCAGGAGAAATCATGAAGACTTTCGTAGAATATCTCGACGAAGAGGTCAAGCCTAAAGCGTCATCAAAAACGGCCCATTATTTTGATATGGACGAAACGCTATTCCATCACGATAATAAGCACCTTCGTGTCCATGTCTTAGATGAACTGGGCAACCGTGTTAGGACGTTGACTAATAAAGAGTATAACTCTCATCAGCTTCCAGATGGTCATTCATACGACTTCAACGAGTTCCGTAGTTCTCATACGTTTAGCAAGTCAGCTAAACCTATCACTAAGATGATAGCTAAGCTTAAGCACTTGCATCGTGGTAAAGAACACGTAGAGATATTAACTGCGCGTTCTGACTTAGATGACAAAGATAAGTTCATGCATCATCTTCGTAAGTATGGTATAGACCCAGAAGAAGTGCATGTAAGAAGAGCCGGTAACTTAGAAGGTCTTCCACCACATAAAGCTAAAGCGGCTATTGTTAAAGACCTGATAAGTAAGCACGGTTATAAGCAAGTTCATCTTTACGACGATCATCCTGATAATCTTAAAGAGTTTTTAAAGATCCAAAAAGATCATCCTCAAGTAGCATTCCATGCACATCACGTACAGCACAATCCTGAGACTGGTGAAGTTAGAGTACATTCTGAAATAAAGAAAGCAAAGCCGGAGACTAAAAAATGATGAGATTTGGTATTTTTTTATCTGAAGAAGCTGGTAAAGGTATTCTTGCCGATTCTATTGGAACAAAAAACGGCGATCGTCATTTTACTAAGTATCTTAGTCAAGATGCTTTTGATAAGCATGGCGGTACTTTCGAATTTAGAAGAGATGTTCCCGAATTAGGTTATAAAAAAGGTGATAAGATACAATCATCGGGTGTTACACAGAAAAACGGAAGATACCATCTAACTCATACTGATACTTCAGGTAAAAATGTTAGTATACCTGCATCTAATTTTTATAAGCCAGCTATTGGCGGTAGAGTCGGCAAAGATCAAGAAAAAGCCGAAGCAGCACAGGTAGACGATATTCAAAAGTCTATCAACGCTGCTCGCGGTGATAGTCCATATGTTCGTGTTCATACCGGCAATGGAAAGTTTATTAATGTAGCTGGTATTAGAAGAGTTGATAAGGCTTTTGCACAGGCCACCGGTTATAAAGGTCAAAAACCAAAAGCAGATGCATATTTTGTAGATCATAACGGACATCCTGTTCATCATATATCTCTTAAAGATGCTCAAGGGTTTCAACAGCTCGGTGGCACTCAAGACCAGATGCAGCTAGACGGTTCTCATCATCCGGTAGTTCAGGATTTTATTAATACCGCAAGAGAATATGGCAATAAAGCCGGTTTTCTGGGAAAAGAACTTCCTGAAAAAGGTTTGCAGTACCATATGGATCTCGATCAAAATAATCCTGATCATAGAAATGTTATACATCGCGCTATGTATGGTAAAGGTTTTGGCGGTGATTACGGAATTAATAACGTTAATTCTATAGTACAAGGCGGTTTAGATTTTGTTCCTTCTCAAACTCAAGATCCTGAGCGCAGAAAACATAAAGGTATTCCTACAGTAGATATGAATGGTCATATCTATAATAATAATAACGACGATACTTCTGACCGCGTCGATTCAAAAATACTTGTCACCAAAAGAGACGGTGTCAACCAAGAAGGAACTGGCGGCCGTGTTATGGTGTTACCAAAAGATAGTAAAGGATATCCACATAGCGTATCATTTGGTGATGCGACAGGAAATACTAAAAAAGATAAAGAACTTATAACTGCAAGACAGGCCGCTACTAAATTGTTAAATAAACAGAAAAAAGCAGAACTCAAGGCTACAGGCGGTGTATCTCAACCTCAACCACAGCCTGTAGTAGCGCCTGTTGCAGCACCTACTAAAACAAAGAAACAGCCTAGCGATCATAAAAAATTTGCAACTGGTGAACATGGTGGCGTTTCATTTAATGATCCAGGAGAATAATATGTTAGGCTTTAAAACATTTATATCAGAAGCTGCGGACAACAAGCAAGGTAAGCTTCTTCATCTTCAACACAGCTCTGATGGACCATTCTTAGGAAACGAAGGTGTAGCCGGTGCAAGCGAATCAAACGATGCGCTCAGAGATTCTCTACTAGGTAAGAAGACAACTCATCATATATCGACTAAGTTCGACGGTGCACCTTCTGTTGTATTCGGCATTCATCCTGTTACTAAGAAATACTTTGTTGCTACTAAGTCAGCATTTAATAAAGATCCAAAGATTAACTACAGCGAAGAAGATATCGATCGCAACCATGGCCATGCACCAGGTCTTGCTGCAAAGCTCAAAGAAGTCTTAGCGCACGGTCATAAGATCCTTCCAAAAGAAGGCGGTGTATTTCAAGGCGACCTTATGCATACTGAAGGAGACGTTCAGCACGATCCTAATACTGGTATGCTATCGATGACTCCTAACACGGTTACGTATAGCGCGCATAAAGACTCTCCTGAAGGAAGAGCTATGGCCAACTCAAAACTTGGTATGGTAGTTCATACTAAGTATAGCGGCAAAGGTGATCTTCAGAACATGACTGCTGGTCCTCTCGACGATAGAACACGTCGTAAGATGCAACAACATCCTGATGTCAATAATATCGATCCTACGTTTAAGCCAAATACAGCTAACTTTACTCCTGAAGAGTTAGCACAGTATGAAGCACATAATGCTGAGGCCAAAAAGATATATCGCTCGATGAAACCGGAAGATCTTGAGATGGTTGCACCGCATGCAGTAGAACTTCAGGCACATATTAATAAAGGTGTTCGTGAAGGCTCAGCACCATCAACCGATGGCTTCATGCAAGATGTTACTGCACGCGCTAACAAAGATATGGCTGGCAAGACACAGAAGACTATCGAGCGTAAGACAAAAGAGCATGCTGATAAGCTTGCATATATACACGGCAACAGGGCAGCGTTCGATAAGTCAATAGCGATGCACCAGGCACTTCGCAACGCAAACGATGTTCTAGTTAATTCTGCTGCTAAGAATAGTCCGTATATGCACACTATTAATGGCGAGACAACACAACCTGAAGGTCTTGTGTCTGTAAGCAAAGATGGTAATATGTTTAAACACGTAAATAGAGCAGAGTTCAGCAGGCAAAACTTCTTAAAGAACCAAGGTGGTTCGTTTAATGCAGCTCCTGTAGGGGAATAATGATGCGAAGCTTTAGACAACACTTTATCTTAGAGGCAAAGCAAAACAACTCCGAGGTCATGGCGTTTATTCGTGCAAATCCTCCGACTGCAGGACACGAAAAACTTGTTAATCATGTCGGCGAGTTAGCTAATAATCTTGGTGCTTCGCATCGTGTAATATTATCTAAAACATATGATGGTATTAAGAACCCGCTGCCTCCAGAAGTAAAACTTATGCATGCGAAAAGAGCATTTCCGGGAATGAATGTTGTCAGTGCTACTCCTGAACAACCTACCCTATTACATCACGCTGCAGATGCATATAGAAGAGGAATACAACATCTTCATGTTGTAGCCGGCCAAGATCGTGTCAATGAGTTTCAAGATCTCTTAAACAGATATAATGGTGTTGAAGGTGCTCATAAGATATATAAATTTAAGACAATTACTGTGCATTCTGCTGGTGATAGAGATCCTGATGCTGAAGGCGTAGAGGGCATATCAGGTTCACTGCAGAGATCAAAGGCTGCTATGGGAGATAGACTGGGTTTCCATGCCGGCGCGCCATCGTTGATGACTACTGGCGAAAAAGATGATTTATACCAAGATACGAATAAGTATACTGGCTCAGTAATGCCTAAAGCTAAAAAAAAACTTAAAGAAGACTTTGATACAACAGTAAGCGGCATTCATCCGCCGTCTTTTATGCCGGCCACCGTGGGCGATATACGCGGTCTTGGTAATGTTACAGGCGATCCAGCTATTAATTCTCCTGATGAATTAGAAGCTTATTGGGACAGAAATATGGATGGCGCAGATGCTTCTAATGATAAACTAGGCAAGCTAAAACAAGCATTTCACGATAGTATTCATATTAATAATAGTAATATTATGGATACGGGCAGCGACGGTTGGTGGTCACACAAAAATACTAAAGTATTAGATATATGGAAAAACGCCAAGCCCAGAGGTCGTTAATTTTATAAATACGTCTGTCAGCGCGATACAGGCTATGAGCAGACTCGCGATACAATAACCGGAAAGCCTAAGGGAAACTCCGATGGTTAAGAAGTACATCCAATTTGAGACTCAGCTAGGCGAGTCTGCCATAGTTCTAACTGACAAAGCCCACGCCTCTCTCGAGAAGAAATCCGAGAAGTCAGGCATTTCCACAGACATTTTAGAAGAAGTTTACTGCCGCGGATATCGCTGCTGGACCGAAGCGTTCGGCGGGACACCTGAGCAATTTGCATTCGATCGTGTTAATTCATTTATAGCTAATGGATTTGCTGCACAATTAGATGAGGACCTTATGAGCGAGAAACGTGGCCTATGGGATAACATCTGGGCAAAGCGCAAAAGAATTGCTGCTGGTTCTGGTGAACGTATGAGAAAGCCTGGTTCAAAAGGCGCTCCTAGTGCAGCTGATCTTAAGAATTCACAAACAGAAGCTGTTCTAGATAAGCCAACTCCTACTGTTAGTCAGATAGCTAAGAAATTTGATAAGCCTGCTAAACTAATTGCTAAGTCAGTAAAGCAAGGTTCAGAGGTAGAGAAAGAGCATACTAAGAATACTAAAGCGGCTAAAGAAATTGCTCGCGATCATCTTGGTGAAAGACCAGATTATTATAAGAAGCTTTCCAAGATGGAAAAAAGTTCAGTTAAAGAAGAAAAGAAACAGTTAGAGCTCGGAACTCCTGAGCGTACAGAATTCCTTAAGAATGCAACTCCTGGTCAGACTATTAAGAAGGTAGTTAAAGAAGTTCTTGAAGAAGATAAAAAAGGACACTATAGCCCATCAGGCGGCATGACGAAAAAAGGTGTTATGGCCTATCGTCGTAAGAACCCAGGCTCAAACCTTCAAACTGCTGTGACAACTAAACCATCCAAGTTAAAGGCTGGAAGTAAAGCAGCAAACAGAAGAAAATCATTCTGTGCTCGCATGGGTGGTGTTGATGGCCCAATGAAAGACGAGAAGGGAAGACCAACCCGTAAGGCGTTGGCATTACGTAAATGGAACTGTGAAGAAACAGAGATGACAAATGAATGATTTAATCGAAGCGATGAAAGTCGCATTAGCTGATACCTATGCATTTGCGATCAAGTCGCAGAACTTTCATTGGAACGTTACGGGCCCAAACTTCTCGGAGTATCATGCATTCTTTGGCGCGCTGTATGAAGATGCTGCTGATGGTGTCGACCTAATTGCTGAAGGCATCAGACAGCTGGATGCTTATGCTCCTGCATCGTTCAAGAGATTTAGCGAGCTTACGACCATAGATGATGAGCTTAAAATACCAGAAGCTCTTTCTATGTTCAGCAAGCTGGCAACCGATAACGATAAGGTTTTAGCTTCTCTTCGCAATGCGTATGACCTTGCTGAGGAGAACAAGAAGTACGGTATATCTAATTTCTTACAAGATCGTCTTACTGCGCACGACAAGCATGCATGGATGATCAAGTCATTTATAAAGAGAGTATAAAGATGTCTGACAAGAGACTAGCGCTCGAACATATTATTAAGAATATCGCTGAAGGAAACTTCACGCCGACCAGTGAAAAGCCGATGACATTAGCGGAGGCTATTCGTCGTACTCGCTTGAAAGAGAAGCAGGTTGATGACAGAGAATTCAATAGTGTCAATAAAGATCAGGCACTAGGATACGAAGAGACGCAGCTTAAAGAATATGGCGATCGTCTCAATGCTACACCGGTTTCATTCGAAGATGGTGGCAAGAAGAAATTAAAAGAAATGGGTTATGACGGTGCGGGTGGAATTAATCCTGCACAAGGCGGAGAGTTTAAAGGTAATCAGCCAGGATTTCCACGTGTTGTGCCTAAGATCGCTCCTCCTGTTGGCAACCAGCAAGCAGGTAGAGGAGCGCTTCGCGTAGGAACATCTACGAGCAAGCAGCTTAACAAGCAAGGCGTACAGACAGCGAATATCGATACACAAGAAGATGTACAACCGCTTGTACAACCTATTCCTATTGACAAGGAAGACATCAAGAAGATCAATAAGAAAGTAGTTAAAGAAGCAGTATCTGATTATCTTCCAAGTGCTGATACAGTTAAAGACCTTACTCCATTCTTAGGAACATATCGCTCTTATCAAAGAGCCAAAGACGCTTATAGTAAAGGTGATACTACTGGCGCTCTTGTTCACGGAGCAGCAACCGGTTTAGGAGCTATTGGGGACGTTGCTACTGCTGGTCTTGGTGGTACTGCTATTAAAGCGGGTTTAAAAGGATTAACAGGACTTGCTGCTCGTAAGGCAGCTACTGCAGCTGCAACTAAAGCTGTTCCTACAGCTGTAACTAAAGCTGCTCCTGCTGCTGGTAAAGTTGTGACTGGAGCGGCAGGTAAAGAAATAGCTCCTACAATCGCTAAAGACTTAACGCCAACTGTTGCTAAAGACACAGAATCACAGGTTGCAAAAACTGCAGCTGCTGATGCTGAAAAACAAGCAGCAAAACCTGGTTTAGGTGGTAAGCTTGCTACTGCTGCTGGTGGTGCTTTAGGAGCTCTTGCCGCTGCACTTAGTGCTGGTACTCCTGCAACTGGTTCAAGCCAGAATGCGCTTCAAACAGTAAGTGGCCCTGGTGCTGCTATACGTGGTAAAAAATTAGGTGAAGAAACCGGTCAAGATCGCCGCAAGGTCGACAATATGCCACGCACGATGAAAGGCGATGGTCAAGCTCGTCGCGAAGTGCAGTACGTTGACAGAGAGAACGAACCGACATCATCTAAGTCAAAGCTGGCTCGCCTCGCAAGTTATAAAGTTAATGTCATTGATGAAGAGTCATCAATGCAAAGTGCTAAAGATGCTAATGATAGCAAGAATAACAGTCTAGACCAAGGACCAGATAAGAAAAAAACAAATATCGATAATAAGACAAAAGTCTATGACTATGATGGTGACACTGAGATTATCATCAACCCAGATTTGAATAAAAATACGCTCGATATGAAAGAGGCGAAGAAGGCCATGATGGTGGCACGCTTCAAGAAAATCATTAGCGATAAATAGAACAACGACCATTTAGAGGAACGACAGATATGCCGACTTTAGGAGCAGGTTCAAACGTAATTTTTAGAATGTTCACTGAGCATCTCGGTGGAACAAGAGCCGAAGACTTTATCGGTAACTTCGGTGATATCTTCTATGATCCAGCATCAGGAATGTTGATGATCGCTGATGGAAGTATTCCTGGTGGTATTCCTATTAGTGGCGTTAGCCCCAGCGCTAATCTAGTCGTTGACAGTCTCTACGGTTCTAATGATACTATCTTTACCATTAAAGCAAAAGATCAACCTGGTGCTGCTAACGGTGCCGTTCTTTCTCTTCAGGCTGGCGATTCAGCTAGCGGTAATGCTGCTGGCGACGTGTACATTTCTTCTGGTGATTCTCAAGGAACTGGCGTTGCTCCTGGTAATGTATACATCACTGTCGGTGATGCAGTGGATCCAGCAGATTATTTTAACACTGGTATCTACATTGGTACTGCGCATTCAGCAACGGTTCGTATCGGTAATCCTGCCACTAACGTCAACATCTCCAGCGACTTCCTTACTATCAACGACGGTCCTATAGCAAATGCTATCGGCAATGCTACTTCATCAGCTCTTGGTGTTGTGCAGGTTGACGGCGTTTCTATCATTGCTGCGGCAAACGGCCGTATCAGTGCTATCAATGGTACTAATACTCAGTCGACGTTCGCTAACCTTCAGGTGGCTGACACAGCTACTGTTGCGAATCTAGTTGTTGGCGGTGACAATCTTTATGCTAATATGTCGACTTTTGCGATAGTGCAAGCGCCTTATACAAGATTAGGCCCCAACACTAACTCCATCTTATTACAAAGTAGCAATGGCAGTATTGCCATAAATGCGGCTAGCTTTGACCTTACTGGCGGCAATGTCAGTATAGTCGGCAACGTGTTCATTAACGGAAGCAACAACTTCAACTACACTCTTCCGATCGCAAACACAACGACTCTGGGTGGCGTTATCCCTGACGGTATCAGAATTATTGCCAATACACTTGGCGGCATAACTGTTAATACTGTTGGTTTGGCGGTCACTAATGCTACTAACGTGGCTGTCGGTGTCGTAAAGCCAGATAATGCATCTACGTTTGTGGATGCTAATGGTACTATCAGAGCTGTCACTGGTAACTCTTCTATCAGTGTATTTGCTAATATCACTGTCACAAACACTGCTACTATTGATACTCTCGTTGTAGCAAACGTTACTTCGTTTAATGCTTCTGAACTTTTAACCTTTACAACATATGGTTCAAGTTCCGATGCTGGAATATATGGACCTATTAATGGTGGACCATTTAATAAGAGACTAATAGTTAGAGGTACTGATCATCTCTTCACTGGTTCAAATACGGGTACATCAGTAGATATAATCGCAGGATACTCTTCTGGCGCCGTCGGCGCTCCAGGCGGTTCAATATCACTTGCAACTGGTCAAGGTGATGTTAGTGGTTCTATTACATTATCCACTGCATATGGCTCTACATCGGCCGGTTCAATAAATTTGACAGGTGGCGAATCTGGAATTGACGGCGGTTCGATAAATTTGACAGGTGGTAGTGGTGCTGCTACAATGGGTAATGTTAACATTGTCGGTGGTCGTAACCTAAACTTTATTACTGCAGTAAAAGGTGGTACTGTAAGCATTCAGGGCGGTGATAAGAATCCCGTTGCGCTTGGACCGGTTGGCGATGTTGTTATCGGTACTGTGCATACGGCTAATGTTACTATTGGTTCTTCTAGTACTAACTTAAACATGTCTGGCGCTGAGATTACAGCAACTTCTGCTTCTACGTTAAATATGTCTGGCTCTGGAGCTGTAACTTTATCGTCTGCTGCGTTAACTACTGTTACCGGCGCAGGTCTTACGCTTGGAACTACTGGCGGTGGCAGAATACTCTTATCTACACCTACGACTTATGCTCCGCAGGGCGCTGCGATATTCACCACTCGCTTCACGCCAACAGGTCTTAGCGCTATCCCGGCTATTACATATATCGATCATACTGTTCAGGGTGACAGAGTATTCTTCAGATCTGGCGTAAACAGCCCATCGAATGGTCAAAATTTTTGGTATATCAGCTTATTGAACACTGGTATTCAAGTTAATACCTCTAAGAAGTTCGAGATTATCTTTAACCAGATCGGCGTTACGCTCGCAACTCCTCTGCAATTTTCTGTTACACTTAACGGTCAGATCGCTGCTTCTACAGGAGATCTGTTCTATAACGGCGTAGTAAAACCAGTAACTACGGGTCAGTTTTGGATGATTCTACCAAATAATGCTTGCACGAGATTCGAATATGAAGTCTTTAGATACGGTGCTGGTATCAACCAGTATTATTGGGCTGTTAACTCAACGACTCTGACTGCTGGCGTCTAATAAAAAAAAATAAGGAACGATAAACATGCCTACGACTAATGCAATTTTCAGATTGTTCACCGAGCATCTCGGTGGTACGATGTCAGGGGACTTTAAAGGTAGTGAAGGAGATATCTGGTACGATCCAGTAAATGGCGATCTGAGACTTGCGAACGGCAGCGCTGGTGGTACATCACTTGCTGCTGGTAATACCGTAGCATACGTACTTCCGGTTGCTAATACTACATTACTTGGTGGTATTAAGCCAGACGGAACTACTGTTGCGGTAGCTCCTAACGGCACATTGACTGCACTTTCGGTCAACCTTGGTGCTGTAGCACAGAATATCGTTCCCGCCACAACTAATACGTATAGCTTAGGCAACTCTACAGTTACTTGGCAGTCACTCTATGTTTCCTCGAACACTGTTTACTTCGATAACGTTCCTTTCAGTGTTCTTGCTAACGGTCAAATTGTCGTAAGTGGTAACGTAACTTATGCTACTTCTAATGCAGTTGATACTGCAGCTGCAGCGGCTTATTCTAACGCGACAACTGATGCGTACACTGCTGCGGCTGCTCTTGCTGCTAACGCGTATGCGAACTCAGTAACTTATACTAACCAGGCTGTGGCTAATGCTGGTGGCGGTAGCTTTGCTAATGGTCAGTCCATTACCGTCAACGTTGCGACAGTTAATGTTATCACTGCGCCGAGCAGCCTTAGCGTAACTACTGCCGCTGCGGTTTCAACTCCTGGCGGCGATATAACAGTTCGCGCTGGTAATTCATCTAGTAGCAATGGTGGTATTGCATCGATTATCGGTGGTATTACTGTTTCTGGAAAAGGTGGTACTGCAGCTCTTACTGGTGGTGATGGCGCTATTGGCGGTATAGCACAAGTAACTGGTGGTTTTGGTTCAGGAGCTGGCGGTGGTGGTAATGTTATCATCGATGGTGGTACTGGAAGCGTTGCTCCTGGTAGTGTTACTATCGGTGCTAATAATGCAAACACTATCGTAATCGGTAGAGCAAGCGGCGTTGATGTTCAGTTGGTCGGTAACGTTTCTATCAACGGCTCAAATACGTTCGGTGGCGGTGGCTTCGCTAACGGTCAGAGCATAAGAGTTGCTAATCTTGTCGTTAACAGCAATATATATGGCACTGTAGAAAACGAAGGTCTATTCATAGCAGCTTCTGCTGATAACGACATTGGTGATATAATTATATCCGCCGGCTCAAATGCTGGTAGGGTTACAGTTCAAGCTGGCGCAGGAAGTGAAGGCGTTGGTAATAATCCTGTTGGTGGCGAATTATACATTATCGGCGGCTCCGGTGTAGGAGGATATGAAGGCGGCTCAGTATTCGTAGACGGCGGTGGAAGTACTCTTGGCGATGGCGGTAACACTTATATACGCGGCGGTCTGTCGTCTGGCCCAGGAATAGGTGGTTCAATTAATATCAGAGGCGGTGATTCATGGGACGGTAACGGCGGCGATGCGCTAATTCGTGGCGGTTATGGTAATAATGGAATTAATGGCGCTGTTGTTATCGGCGATGATAATACATCAGCAGTTACTATAGGCTCTGGCGGTATCAATATTGTTCTTAATGGTCCGGTTACAACGCCATTTAATCAAGTAAGCAATTTAACTATACAACCTGCTCCGAGTGATGGTGATAGTTCTTACTATGGCGGTGATTTATCTCTTCTGGGCGGTACTTCATTTACAGATCGAGGTATACCTGGCCCTGCAGGATCGCGTGGCGGTACTATCTACATTCAAGCCGGTGATGCAAGTTTCTTCGAAGGTGGTAACGTCTATATCCGTTCTGGTGGTGGTAACACTGCGTTCTATCCTGAATCTAC